AAAATATCTAGCAGTATAACTTCCTATTACAAAATTTTGAAAAGCAGTATAAGTAATATTATCATCAGAAGTTGCAATCTCAATATGAGCATTACAATTAGAGCCAACATCTCCATCAAAGTTAGAAGATGCAGAATCAAATAATCCAATTCTATTGTCAAATAAGTCATCAGGATTATCTGCTGTTTGAGTTAATGATGCTGTTATTCTTGCAGTATGTTTAGCCCCAATATCAATTACATCTGCAAATAAATAATTGCCACTTGCATAGAAGTCAGCATTAGCGACCCCTGAATCAAAAAATCTACTTGTTTCATCATCAAATAAACCAGAACCTGAATCAAAAAGTTCTGATGAATCTAATCTAATTGTATTATCTGCAATAACTGTATTTGTATTTGTTCCTAAAAAATCTGGGTGTTCTGATTGTATTGCAATAGCATTAAAATTAGTAACACTTGTAACATTAGAAATAATTGCACTAGCATTAGAACTAAAGTTTCCTAATTTATCTACAGCTTTGATAAGATAAGTTCCAGCCCTAGCTGGTACAGTAATTGAAGTTGCTGGTCTTGATATTTTTTCTACTAATGCTACTGAGTTTTGCCAATCAGCAGTTCCATCTGTAGCTTCACTAAATCGTAAATTATAATAAGCTAAATCTAAATCAGGTATTTGCGACCATGAAAGATGTGCTTCTTGTCCTACAATATTACAAGAAAAATCTTCTACATCACTAGGTGGTTCAATCGCACCTACAATAGTTCTTGATGCAGAAACATAAGTTGAAGAAACACCTAAAGTATTTACAGCTTTAACTCTTACGTCATATACTTTTTGGTCGATTACATTTAATACTCTATGATTTAATCCTGAACCTTGTGCGTAAATAATATAATTAGAATCTGTGCTTAATTTGTATTCGACTTGGTAATAATCAATAAAACTATCAGGAGAAGCCCCAATTGTAATATCCAAAGCTACGATAACAGTACCATCATTATATTCAACTAAAGTATCATCTAAAGTAATACTAGCTGGTGGCTGAATAGTAAATGGATTAGGTAAATTTGTTGTTGGTATTGCACTAGCTTGAGTTTTAGTAGCCCATGTATAATGTGATGCTTGATATTCCACTAAAGATAAACCTATTGTAAAATCTTCATTAAAAGTAATACCCATAACTCTAAATGGTTTAGCAGAAAAACCTAAAGAACTATGTGTGATATTAACTATATCTCCAATAGCTAAATCGTAAGCATCAAAGCTAACAGTTATGCCTAAAGATAATGCTTGTCTTGATCTCCTTAAAATAACTTCTGCCATTTCTTCAGCTTGATATTGATTTGTGATAGTAGTAAATGAAAATCTACCCTCAAGTAAAAATCCACCATCACTAGCTTTCATTGTTTCATGTTGATCTGCACTCGGAAGTCCTGAATCATCTATTGGTGGCCATTGAACTTCATCAACTTGATAATTACGATCAGGGTTAACAAAGCCAACTATAACTCTATTATATTTTTCGTTTTTATCAGGTGTGGTTAATGAATAACCACCTATAATATCATCTTCAGTTAATGTAATTGATGCTGTTCCTGTTGTTTCTATAACTAAACTATATTTACCAGAACTATAAGGAAGATAACCCCTACAACCTTTTATTAATTCTCTAACATTATCTATAATACTTCTTGAAGTATCTAATGCAGTATTAATATCAAAAATATTTATATCACTTCCACCAGAATATGGTGTTACTTGTGTTTCGCAAATTAATGAAGCATCATAAAAAGATTGTAAATCTATTTCAGATGTTGATAAACCTTTACCATATCTTGTGTTAGTTAAATAATCTAATAAACACCATGATGGATTGGTTTGATAAGATGCAGATTGTTCTACTAAACTTGCATTATAAGTTTTAATTTTTTTACCTTGTATTTTAGCTTGTACTTTAGGCACTCCAGTAAATGCGTCTTGATTCCATTTAAAACGAATTGCCAAATAACATAAACCAGATAATTTATGATTACTTCCCCAATTAGATAATGTTGATAATAATGTTGATGCTGATTGACCATCTGTTCCATAATGTGGTTCTAATCTAATTAAACTTTCAGCACTTGAACCCTCTACATTTGGATTAGCTTTATAAAAATTACTATCTGAACTATTAACTTCTACTGCTGTTCCATCAGATAATGCTGATGCAAATGTAACTATTTTATCATCTACTCTTATTTCTGTAATATCATTAATCTCTCCCTCTGCCATCACAATAGCCATATATAAATAAGTATTATCAGTTCCTGAAGTTTCTAAAAAAACTCTAGTTCCACCAGTTAATCTTTCTCCATAAATTACAGGAATATTAGAATCATTAGATTGTTTATTAATTAATAATCCTCTTTCAAAATCATCAAATGAGTTAGTTCCAAAATCTTCTATTTCAGGAACTTTTGGTCTTAATATCCAAGATAAAAATAAACTTATACCTAGTGCAACAAAAGGATTAATTCCTAATACTTTTGCAACAGGAGATACAATTTTGCCAACCCATTTCTTCCAACCCATTATGCTCTACCCCATTTAATATCTTGAACAGTTTGTGATGCAAAGTCCATACCTACATCTGTGCTAAAGAATCTTTGTTGTGATGTATTATTTGTTTTACGACCATTCTTTTTTTCAAAATCTGCCCAATGTGAAACTATTGATAAACCAACTACACTATCTGTATCAGATTCTTGAACACTAAAACTTTCTATATTACCTTTATAAAGTAAAAAAGGGTCAGCAATTAAAGTATTAGAATCATTTAAAAATCCTCTATAAATATCTACTGTATCATTCGTAACATTCTCATTTAATACTGTTGAAATAAATGTTTGATTTGCACCAGATAAACTTAAATTAAATGTAGCTTTACTTAAATCTGTTTGTTCGCTGTGATTAGATATTCCTAATATAAAATCTGATGCTGAATAAGTTACTGATGAGCCTGATACTGATGATGTTAGCGAAAAGGAACAATCAGTAATATTAACAGGAGTATTGAACCCAATAGTGATAAGATGTACTGGTCGAATATCATTCGTTGCTAATTCGTTCTTGATCGCTGTTGATAGGCTTCTCGTCATATTCTTCGTAAATTGTTTGTGTTACACTTTCTGTACCTTTTAACATAGTAAAATCAAATTTGCTATTAGGTTTCTTATATTCTTTAAGATCGTTAGTTTGTGTATTTATTTCATCTTCATTAACAATACATTCAGCGATAAAATCTGCATTTATCCTATGGATAATTTTGTATTTTTTCATCTATAGTGCTTCTTCTACATCAAATTCAAACTGATACAAAAGATTTCCATCTTTATCTGCACCTACTACTCCAAATTCTTGCATATCGTTTGTAAGATATACAGTAAATGGAACATTATCATAAGTTATATCTGATGAAGAAACTGCTGTAGTTAAAGGTGGTTCAATAGTTAATGAACCAGTTGAAATATCTGATTGATCTGCAACGACCATATATACTTTATCGTGATTAGCAAACTTTATAAAATCTCCAGCTTTTAATGTGCCTGTTCCTGTGCCACCTAAAGTTATTGATGTAGCACCAGCAGATGCAGTTCCATGAGGTGTACCACTTGCTGTACCTCTAGCATCTTCTACTTCTGGTGGGATTATTGTAAAATTTTCTTTGCCTGATCTTTGCTTAATTATAAATGCCATTAAGTCTCCATAAACATCAGATCGTTTAGCTATAATTATTCTAGCTGTAAAAGACCATCTTTGACCATCTATTTGTCTAGCAAGTTTCTTACCTGAAACAGATTTAGAAATAATAGTAGTTTGAATAGACTTTATTCCTAAAGATTGAAATTTAGCAGTTGATATTGGAAATGCACCAGCCATTAGATTAAGTTCCTACTTCCTCTTTCATTTACAGCACTATTAATTAATTGTGTAATAGTTCCTCGTGATCTAACTAATAATTCTTCAAAGCCTGAAGCATCTACTGTATTGATATTAAAATTAACTGTAGTTGCACCACCACCTGTGCCTCTAGCTGATTGTGTTATTTGTCCTGTTTGGTTTGGAACAAATAGTTCAGGGCCACGTTCTCCAACTACTATTGGTTGGCCTTTAGATACTGCACCACCTTTAGCCATACCAAAAAAACCTTTCAATGAGCCTAATCCTGATAATGCGTTTGTTGTACTTAACATAGCCTGTTTTTGTTTTTCTCTTGTAATCATTTTTTCTATTGCAAGTTCAACACCTTTTCTTGCAACAATTTCAATCAATGAACTTAATATATTAACCATAAATTGTTGTGCTATACCTCTTAATGTATCAGATAATTTTCCACCATATACCCATGCTCTTGCAAAACCCTCAGATAATTTAGTTATACTTCCATTTAAACTTTCTTTAAATATTGAAGAAACATTTTTAACTTTATCTTCTAAACCTTTTAAAGATTCTTGGTTCATTGATCTAAATGTTTTTTCAGATAAACCAATGGAGTTGGCCATCTCAAACATATGATGATTAGATGTTGATGTAAATTTAATTATTTCTTTAACATTTTCTTTTAATCTTGAAGAATTATTAGCCATTTCAAACATATGATGGTTTGATTGTTCTAATGTTATTCCTAATTTTTTAGCAATATCAGATTCTTTGACAAATATTCCTGAAAAAGCAAAAGTTAATGCTTGTAATAATTTTGGTTGTTGTGATTTAGTTGCTAATTTATCAATAGCATCAGATATACCTAATATAGATTTTGAAACTGCATCAGCAGTTCCAGTTACTTCATTAAACTTACCAACTAAATTTAAAAAACTATTTCCTAATCTAGTAGTTGCTTGACCTATTGTTGGTGTAATTTTTTGAAATTTTTTATTAATATTATCTGTTTCTTTTAATAAAGCTGTTGCAATAATTTCAGATGTAATTTTACCCTCTGCACCAAACTTTTTAAGTTCTCCTCTTGTAACACCTAATTCTTTAGCAAATATATCTAGTAATGGTGGAATGTTTTCTGAAATACTTCTAAATTCATCTCCCTGTAATCTTCCTGAAGCAAATGCTTGAGATAACTGTAGAATACCTGAACTAGCTTGAATAGAATTAACTCCAGCTATACCAATTACTTTGTTGACGTTTTCTGTTATTTGTAAAAGTTGTTCATTTTTTAATCCAAGATTTTGAGATTGTAATGCAAGTTTTTGATAAAGTTCTACAGTTTCAGCAAAACCCCCTCTAGTTCTTCTTGATATTTGAAATAATTCTTCTTGTACTTTAGTTAATTCAGCAGTTGAATTTGTAACAAGTTTTAATCTGTTTTGTAAATTTTGAAATTCGTTTGTTAAAGTAAATATTTGTCTAATAATTACTGATGAAGCTAAAGCAATAAGAACATTTTTTAAATTAAGCAAAGATGATTTACTTTGATTTACATTTTTTTGTAATTTATCAAATGCTTGTTTAGACTTATCTTGTGCTAATATATTTATCTTTAAATCTGCCATTATTTTAAATTCCTTGCGTCAGCTAGTGATTGTTTTGTTTTATACTGTTCTTGTTCTTTTTTCAAGTAAGCTAACCATAAATTATAATGGCTAACAGGCATATCAAGAACTTGTTGAATTGTAAGGTGTAGTCTTTCTGCTATGACTAAAAGCGACCCTATTTCATGGTCGCTATCTACTTTTTTTCGGCTTCCTCGTAATTAGTATCTGCAAGAATTTTATTAGCAATATCAGAAATAATATTTGAATCTGCTTTTTTTCTTAAAGTAAATTTATCTTCTGGTTTAAATGCTTTAATTAATTCTCCTCTATCATCTTTGATAAGAAGTTTCATAATTAATAAATCAATAAAAACTGTTAAATCTTGGAAGTTATTAGATTTCTTAAAGATTATATTTTTTTCTTCTAAGGTTAATGGTTCTGAATAAAAAACAGTAGGGTTACCATTTTCATCTTTCCACTCCTGTACTTCAATAGTAATAGTTTTAAGAGTTTCAAAATGAGATTTAACTCTATCGATAACTGACATAAATTAGATTATACAGTTCCTACAGTTAAAGCACCAGTTCCTTGAAATGTTACAGTTCTTGAAACGATTGCGTCCATTGAGTTATTAATACTCATACCAGTAATAATCCCTGTTCCTGTGTAACTTGCATCTCCTACTGTATTACCCTCAGGCAATAAAACAAAAGAGATAGAAGAACCAGCAGTTAAAGTTTCTTGCTGTGCATCAGTTTCATCAAAGTGCATTTCAATTGTACCTGAGAATGAAGTTCTGCCACTTACAAATGATTTAGTTGCATCTGTTAAAGCTGTGTCTTCTACTACATCTCCAGTAGTCTCTAAAGTGAACGAAGTAACTTCGCCCATCTCAGAACCACCAACTGTTACAACTCCTTCTTTTCCGTGATGTGTTGCCATGTCTTTTTATCCTTATTTGATTTTTTGTTAGTTTGTTGTTCTTGCTTATAGCCAAGTTTTAAATAATGTTCAAGGTTTGTTTCATTAATAACTATTTCTGAACTACCTTTGTATAATTTAATGTCCTTAGCCATATCGTCTTTTACTATTTATCGTCTTCTTCGTCAATATCTTCTTCGTCTTCATCAAAATCTTCATCTAATTCATCAATATCTTCTTCTTCCCAACCCTCATCTTCTTCAACATGATTTTCTTTAATTTGTTCGATTAAGTCTTTAACTTCTTCGCATAATAAAGATTCTTTATCGTGCATCTTTTCTATTTGTTCTACTTTTTTGTATATCTTATCTAATTGTTTGTCTAATTTACTCATAGCTTACTCCTTATGGTGTTCCTGATTGATATTCGTACATACACCTGATTGTCATTCTAATACCACCAACAGGAAATAAAGAACCCTCGTCAGTTTCTACTTGTATGACTTCTGTATCAAGTGCATTACCATTTCTGGTAATATCAGATTCTATTGCAGTTTCAATAGCTGTAATTAATTGGTTTCTAGCAGTATCAATATTAGCTTCTGCACCTTTAACAAAACCTAAGATAACAAAATTAATAGTACCAGTTCTAGTTCTAGCACCATTTCCAAGTTCTATATCATCTCTATTTTCTTCTGATGTTTGTATTATTACTGCTGGATATTGTTGTTCAGATAATTCATCTAAAATAAAAGGTTGTCT